TTGCGGGTTGATCTCCCCAAGCGATGTAGTCTGCACCATCAATGGTTAGATTGCCTTGAGCAACTTGCTCACCTTGAGATTCAACACCTTCAGCATCTACAACTTTGGTGAACAACTGCCAATAATTGGTAGCACTGTTCTCGTAGTTGTCATTGATGCAAGTCACTTGAAAATACTCTGCTTGTTTGCTTTCGCCATTTACCCATATTGTAACGGGTGAGATTTGTTTTGCCATTTTTATTTTATTTTAAAAGTTTACCCAAGTTGTGCCATTGTAATATGACATTTGATTTAATGTTGTATCGTACACTTGCAGACCTGCAGCAGGACTACTGATTGCGTTCTTTTGTGTGGTTGTCATCCGAGGTGGGAGGAATCCTTGTGTAGTTGATGATATAGTTACTTTTGAAGATGCAATATCAGTTGTAGTTCCGATAAGGAGGTTGCCACCTGAGGTGATGGTCATTCTTCTATTATTTCCACCAGCAGCAAAAATTAAATCTGCTTCTGCTCTTATCCCAAAATTATTAGTACCACCATTAGTTATTATACCATCGCCATTACCAATATACCCAATTAAGGTTGATGTATTTACAAAAAATGAATTATACATTTCTGAACTTGTAACAACAGATTGGAAAGGTATATTTGTTGCCGTTGATATAGTCGTTCCCACCACTTGCAACTTCTGCCCTGCGTCAGTCGTAGTTCCCACAAGTAAATTCCCCCCACTTGTGATGCGGAGGCGTTCTGTATTTGCCGTAGAAAAAACAATAGGTTGTGCGTTTGCTAAACTTATGTTACCTACACTACCAGTATACCAAAATCCAAAGTTATCCGATGTTCCTGAATAATAACCACCACTATTTGTTCTATTAAGAAAATAAGAACTGCCAAATAAATCCCCGCTCACCCTCGCAGTTCCGTTGACATCAAGTATGAATGTTGATTCGGTTGTTGTTCCCAAAAGCAATCGCCCTGCTGCGGTGAGTCGCATTTTTTCATTAGTAGGTTCGGTAACAATATTTCCAATAGTTGAACTTGCATAGAATCTTATGCTTTGTGCAGTCGCTATTTGCAAATCAGTTGTACTTGCAGTATCTATACCAATAACAGATACCAATGTTCCACTTGAATATAATCCAATTGAAGCTGCGGTACTTCCATTCGCTTGCTCTATATTTAATCTCCTCGGTGTATTTGTTGTTGCTATAGATAGTCTGCCCCCCAAATAATTATTCGCAGTTCCTGCCCCATACAATCCCCAACCGCTATTGTTTGACCATTCAATACTTCTCCAATCAGCAGCAGCGGTAAGGGTGGGATTGACATATAGACCACGAGTGATGCCGTTTGCACCGCCTGTTTGGTTGATGGTTTGATTTAATAATAACCCACTATGAGTTGCAGTTCCCGATGATGCACCAAAGGTATGAGATAACCACAATGACCAATTATTCCCACTTGCATCAAGTGATGTTCCAACCACTTTCAATGCACCCGTTCCTTGACTTCCTGCACCTGTTGAAATAATTAAACCTCTACCTGCATTAGAAACTGAACTACCATTTGCGGTTGGGAATATATCAACATTTTGACTTCCTATTTTTAAAGTAGTGTCATTCAGCAATCTTAACATATTTGCCCCACCACTATCTTGAACTTGTAATCCTATTGTCCCACTCGTTGCCCCACTCCCCTTTATAAACGCATCACCCTGTACTTGCAAACGCTGACCTGCATCGGAAAATGTGCCTCCGTTTTGGAGGACAAGGTTGCCTGTATTAAATATTTTTGCCTTTATAGTATTACTTGTTCCAAATGCTAATTTATAACCAGCTGGACTTCCTATATATACTTCTGAATTAGCTTCATTAAAAGTAGTAGAACCAACATATCCTGCAAAAAATCTATTCTCTGAACCATTATCAACAGAAAATCCTGCCCTTCGTGGATTGTCAGTTGCGGTATTTACAATGCTATTTGTAGTTTTTGAAACACTTCCTACCTCTAAATTATAAAGTGGTGATGAGTTAAATACCCCCAACCTACTATTCGCAGCATCCCAAAACAGATTGTTTGAACCCGTCTGACTATTCGTTCCGTTCCAATATGCAACTTGTCCCGTTGCACCTGTACCCGTTACGGGATTAGTGAGTAATGGTTGGTAAGTAGTTGAATCAACCGAACCATCCGCTTTGAGAAATTGAGAAGATGTGCCACCGCTTTTGATGATTGATGTAGCGGTTAAATTAAACGCTCCCAAATTGACATCACCCGTTGCACCCGTATATGGAACACCAACACCATCTAAAGTCCAAAAAGTATCGTAATTGGTATTGCTAAGTTTCTTTAATACCTGACCAGCAGTTCCACCAACAGGAACACCTTGCCCCGCAGGACCAGGGGCATTACTAACGTTAACCGTTATATCTTCACTGCTCTCTGTAACTACTACTAAATCATTCGTTACGTTTACATCAATGCTCATCTTCTATGGTTTAGTTACATCATCATACACAATAAAATCACCTTCAAGGTAGGTCTTAACAGTCAAGTCTGTAAAAGTAACCTGCATATCCCACACATAATTTCCCTTGTCTATATTAACCAACTTGTTTACTGTGATTTGGTTATTGCTCACACCTCCGATAGTTACACCGCTTCCATTAGTCAAAGTCAATGCAAGAGTACCTGCACACCCTTTGCGGACCTGAATATAAACTGTTGCACCTGATAAGTTTATTGGTGTAGTATCTGCCAAAAGAGTAAACACCTGCTGCCAAGTGTCATTTCTCCAAATTTGAATATCAAGTTTCCCTGGTCTGAAATCTGATGCCATTTTCTTTTTCTTTAAATAGGTTTATGATGGATAAGTGTAGTCTGTTGGAACTTCACACCTATTCTGTAAGTATGGTAAATCAAGTGCAATAGTTGCACTAACTCCTGCTAAGTATTCGGGTGTGTCTTCCGTAAAGAAATCAAGCGTAACCGCATCTTGAAGAACGAAATCGTAATCGTTATAATGCAACTGTGCAATAATATCTTGAGCAGTGAGTAATTGGTCCGATAGAACCTCTTGCTCATTTGATTGCTCGGGAAGTACCCTATCACAGAAAAACATGGTGAAGTTGATAGTTGAACTTTTACCATTGATGGATGCACCCGTTAGGTCAAAGAATAAAGCAGGATAGACATTGTCCGTACCCTTACTCAAAAAATCAAAAGCGTTTCCGTAAAAGGTTGTCTTGATTTGTTGATGGGCATTTCCCAAGTCTTCTATTGTCTTTATCAGATTGTTTAGGGTCATCCTTTTTTATTTTTTCAAGATAAACACGGAGTTTCTCTTGGTTCTTTTTAGTGTATGTTTTATTCGCCACAACAACGATTTATGTCTCCTTGATATTTTTCTTCAAATGTTTTATACCTTCCGCAGTCATAATCTCCCAACCATATTGTAGTGGTGTAGGCATCATTGTCGGGAACAATGGTATCAACTCCAGTGCCAGGGTTTATGTATTCGGGATATTTAGCACTTGCTTGAGATTCTTGCTTTAAGAACTTAATCAACCTTTGCTTGTAAAACTCTGCCCTTGCTCCATAACGATTGGCAACATCTGCCAATTCTGATGCACTCGGTTCGGTTTGATTATCACCCGACTTCCGTACTACTCCTTTATTGTAGAATTGATAAGACAATGCCATTGGGAGTTCACTCATAACATAGTAAACTAAACAAGGTGTTATGTAGGTATTCAACAAAGTTTCTTCATCACAGTTCAAATCACCGCACTCAATACCCGTTTGTAACTTCTCATACAATGCAGTTCCAAGTGCAGGGAGGATGTATGCATCTTGGGCATAAAGGATGTCAGGAAAGACCAACTTAGGGTCTACGTTAACGTGCAAACCTGTTCTGTCCTTTATCGTATCAACTGAAATAAAAAGTATATTTCTGCTCATTATTTTTTCTTTTTAACTACTACGTTCCTTCTCCATTCGTGTCTGCAACTTGGTGAATCTCCCCACCAACCACCGCCCCTATCAAATACGGAGTAACCAAGTCTTGCACTAAGTAACTCTATTCCGCTTCTGCTCCAAAGTCTATCCTCTGATATTAACTTTCTGCAAAATGTCCTTGAAGGATGTGCAGGAGTATCTCTTTGTGAACTTGGTACAATCGGTTTCCACTCATAGGAATACTTTACCTCAAAGGTTGTTACATCCATATCATCAACCAACTTGCTCAATGGTTTGGTGAGTTTACGTTCCTCAATCTTTGGGTCATAACTTACTGCACCCGATTCAACCAAATAACTCAACCGACCTTGTACTACCTCTCTGCTTTTCCTTACCGCCTTTGCAATGTCATCAATGCTTATCTTCCTATCCTTATCAATCAAGGCAAGGATTTGCTTATCAAGTGTCTTGTCTATCAAATCACCCTCTGCAAACGCATCCCGACTGCTAAAAACCGCTTTAGATTGAATTATGTTATAATCCTCTTTCGGTTCACCAACCTCTCTGAATAAGCCTATAACAGTGTCCTCATCAAGTGCAGAAAAATTAAGGTCTTCTGTCATTGGGTCATCATCTATTCCAAGCATTGCATTAACCTCATTGTCGGTCATTCCAAGACCCGACTTGAGCATTGTACTTGCAATCTCTTTGGATATCTTACCCTGTGAGAATTGCCTAATCACCCTCATCAAGTGTTGGTATTGTCTACCACTTAGATTCTTCAAATTATCGTTTACCTCAACTTGTTCTTGATTAATGCTTGGTTGAGTTGCCGCAGTTGGTTGATATTTAGAAACATCAATACCTGCCTTTTCCAATAACCACTCTTTAGGAGCAACCTGCAATAGTGCTTGTTCACTTAATTCAAATCCGATAGGTTCAACAGGTACAATCGTAATCTCAGAAGTCGCACCCTTTAAGGTAGCAAGTTGATTAAATATTGATTCAAGGAACTGCTGCTTATCATTTACATAAGTGTTCTTGAATATCTCATACGAATCCCTTATCTGCGTTCTGCTTCCCAACTGACCAGGTTCGGCAATACCGAAAAGACTTGGTGATGTAATTTGATGACCTGCGAAAAGATTATTCTGAATAATTAAATCAACCCTCGTGAAGTCCTCTTTTGTAATATCACTTGCTCCGAGGTCCTCAATAATTGGTTTTCGTGCAGGGTCAGTAGTAAACGATAAAATAAACTTCTTGCCATCACTACCGCTAAATCTATCCGTAAACCTTCTTTCAATGTTACGCTTCTCATCGGGAGAAGGTTCACCATTGGGAAGTGTAATAAGTTTGGATGCAGAGAATCCCGTTTGGGCATTGCCAAGAACGTGTCTGCTGACTTCTATATCAGATTCAATATAGTTCAATGCACCCATATAACCTGGTAGAGCATAAGTATCTAAACCTGGTCTATATTCCTTAATGTAAAGTATCTGCTTCCCTTGTCTGACCTTCGTGTTAAATGCCATCATAGGGATTAACTCATCCTTTCTCTCATTCCAATCTTTCTTATACCAAAATTGAGTATTATCCGTGTTGGACCTTATTTTAGTATAGTCAATGTGTAAGACATCGGTTAACTGTCCACCCGTTACGGACCAAATCACCTCAAGGTAGGCACCACCGAAGATTTCAATATCAATAGATACCTTTCTTGTTAAATCGTTTAAAGATTCAAACTGATTAGGTTGTGCAATGAATTGGTCCGCAATAGGGTCTACCTCATCACTCTTCCATCCGTTTCCGATAATGTAATTAACCTTGCCCTTGACAATAGCGTTATGCTTTGCACTTTTATTGTAAAGTGATAAAAGATAGTTAGGGTAATCGTTCTTTTCACCGAACTCAATATACCCCTTGCCCCTCTTCTCCCGATATTCGGGTTGCCTTGCTTCTTGGAAATTAAGTATTACTAAATCATTCATCTTGTTATATATGTATTGTCAACCTCGTGCTGCGTATATTCAAAAGTGGTTGATGGTGACAGTTTCATTATTCCCTCTTCAAGCAATCCCGTTGCTTGGGTATAGTCTATATTGTATGCACTTGTTTGCTCATATACATAATACAACCACTCTCCAATGTTACCCAATCCAAAATACTTCGGTACTTTGATGCTAAATTTATTGTACCTATCCTTGAAAGGTGATACATCAAGAGCAAACAAAAGCACAAAAGCAACCTCATCCCGTGTGGTCCTATTGACAAAACGGAACAAGTAATTCGGTGAGGCAAGTGTCTGCTTCTCCGTTAATGTTAGGTAAATAAACTCCGTTGCTCCTTGTGTGAGTTGTATCATTATGTCTAAATAGGTAATCCCTTAACTTTTACCCAAAAAGAAAGGCATCCGATATGGATGCCCTACTCAATTCTAAACCTTCCTATTTACGCAGTAAGACCTGCAATTATTGAACTTGAAACCTCGGGAGCAAGTGCAGGTTCATTGCCTGTAAAGGTCAAAGTATAACCATTCCTGTCTCCATAGGCAACACCAGTTGCACCATTGCCACCAGTCAAATCAGCACCATTTACCTTACCAAGCAACCAATATTTATCGTTACCATCTTGAACCACTGCAAGGAGATTGTTTTTTGCAAGAAGCAAAATTTCGTTCCTTGTACTTGCTTGAAGTTTATTGAGGATGATAGATAATTCTTGTGCATAGAATACAGTGCCATTCTCAACAGAGGCAGTGATATTCTCGGTAAGTGAAGAGGTTTGCTTTACAAGTTGGTACTTGTAGAACACCTTGCCTGCTGACTTTGTAATAGTAGTAACAACGCCTGATGCCTCTGTTATCGTAGTTACATCAGCGAATGGAATGAACCAGACCGCTTTGATACCACCTATGGACTCTTTACAGTCCAGTACATATCCTTGAGTTAAAGCACACGGCATATTATAAAATTTAAAATGAAGGCAAGGGATGGATACCACCCCTCACCATCAATGTTATTTAAATGAAGAACTTGACAATCTCATCAGGGAAAGCAAAGTTAATTCCCATTTTGAACTCAGAAACAAAACGAACTTGGTCTGCTTCCTTAGCGTAGAAGATTTCAAATCTTTCCTCTTCGTTCAAAAGGTCTGTACCGATGAAGAAGTTAGAAATCCTTGCAGCAACGATGTCATTTGTACCATTCAAACCTTGTACTGCGATTACACGCACGTTTGTACCTGGAAGGAAAAACTGACCATTTGCAGCCTCATCGTATTTGTAATGGAACAAGTTAGAAGACTTCAACTTTACAGTGTAGGTCCTAAATGTGTCCATACCGCAGAAGATAACCATATCATCCTTGTCAACTACTTGAGCAGGAATTGCTTTGTAGATATCATCAAAAATGCTAACTACGTTTGCATCGGTAATGGCGGTTTCAACTACTCCGTGAAGTGCTACGCTATTGGCATTTACAACTGATGCACCTGCTGAAGTAATCAAAGAAATCAAACCTGTAAACTTGTTCAAGTTTACGTCAACGCTTGATGTGTTACCTTGCCAAAGTGCTTTCTCAAGTTGAGAAGAGATTTTCTCTGTTTTACGCTTAGAATACTCTTCAGCATAAATCATTGAATCATACATAGAACCAGCAGGAAGTGCTTTCTGCAAGTACTTTGCTTCAAGGTCTTTCAAGCACAATGCTTCGTTAACCTTAATTTTTCCAACTGTTACAGTCCTTTGTGTGAAAGAAGTCAGACCTGATGCGTTGAATCCGCAAGATGAACCATCTTGGAAAATAGCATCTGTGTCCATGATGTTGATGGTTTCGGCAGACTTAACACCTACCATCACGTTACCTTGCTCTTTAATTAAAGAGGCGGTTTTGCTACCAAGTACAGAAGAGGCAACAAGTAATTGCTCGTTCTCTTTTGTATAGGCTGCCAATGTTCCTACTGAAAAACTCATTTTATTTAATTTTTATTGTTTGAGAAATTTTTACTTAATTGACTTTGCGAAATCAAGGAATCTGCTAATCTTATCTTCCTTTTTTTCAATGTGCTGATTAAACTTTTCTTTCGGTGCTTCAGTTGCATTTGCAGATGGTGTGTTCAAAAGTTGAACCAAAACATCAGAAATGTCACTCATGCCCTTGCTAAACTTTGCTTCTTGAGAGGCAAGTTTGGCATCGTATGCCATCTTAATCTCATCCAGTTGCTTCTGCATCTCTTCAATCTTCTTCTTCATCATGTCCTCTTCTACCTTCTTAGATTCAACAGAAATCTCAACTTCGGGAACTTCAGGGAGTTCAACTTCAGGGACTTTAATTGCGGTGATGATTGAGTTCTCATCAAGAGTAATTACAGAACCATCAATCAACTCATGGTCACCAACAGGAGCAGGAACTTCGTTTCCACCCTCATCTACAAGAGTAACCTTACCACCAACTTCAAACTTATCAATCATAACCTTTGCACCACTCTTTAGCGTATATTCCGCCATAGATTGAAGAGGCATTGCAGATGGCAATTCTCCTGCTTCTGCAAACATTTGTTTAATCTTATTGATTGCTTCTAAAGTAGTCATCATAACTTTTAGCAATAAATAGTGAGCATTTACCAATGTACCATATACAAAAAAAGGCAGGTGTGGAAACACCCGCCGTAATCAAATTAATTTATGGTACTAATCTTAACTAACCATAGATAGCACTTTTAGGACATTTTCCCAAAGTTGCTCAATCTTTTTATCACCAGTCTTTCTGTAATTAAATTGACCTTCTACGGAGAATCCTCTTACATTCCCTGCCTTAATCTCTGCCCATACTTCGGGATTGTCTACCTTAAAAGAACCGAACCAAGACCCATCGGGTACATCCTCAAATCCTTTCATCGGGTAGATTCCCCTAACCTTGTCGCTGATAAATGATTCAAACATTGTCACACCTTCAACGGATTGACCCGAATCGTGCATCAAGTTTACGTTTGCTTGATATCCTTTTTTAAAATACCTCTGTGCAATCTTTTTTATCGTTTCCTTTGTAAAGACTACATAATATTCCCCGTTGTGGTCATTTCGGTAAATAGGAGTATCTGCTAACATTAATGGACCGCTAATGATTTGTTGGTCCTCATCTTGGATGACAAAGTTCTGCCTGTCAAGTTTTTTGAGTTTGTTACTTGACCATTCAATCATGGAAGTACCACCCCAAGCATCCCACATAAGACCACCGCATCCTTCGGAATAGGGAACATCTTTATTCTGTTGATGCCTTTTGAATCCGCTAATTCTTGCGATTGTTTCACGTGAAATCGGTTCTCCCTTTGCGATTTGGTTTGCCCTTATCTTTCCAACCTCCGTGCCACATTCTCCCCATCCGTTTTTCTCTGCCCAATCCAATGCCCTCTGTGCGTTGTTCTTTGCACTTTCGGGATAGTCTGTGTAGGATTCAGCAAACTCATCTTCAGTAAAGGCAAGGAAGGACCGCTCTATGGCAGGTCTATCAACTAAACTAATGACATCCACTTCCACATCATCTTCAAGGTCATTGGTTATTTCTAAGTTAAAAATTGGTATATTCTTTTCCATTTTTGTATTTTTTATAAACTATTGTTACCCAAGTCTTGCTGCTCGGTTTATTCTTATTATCTTTTCTTGTTGGTTAGTGATGTCAGATTCCACAACGTATGCTCTACCTGCTGCTGACCCCATTTGGTTAATGGATTGCTGACTTAATGAGGTAACTGTGTTTTGAATTGGTGCAGATGGTGAGATTGGTGCAGCAGACATTGACATTGAACCACCTCCCGAATCGGCAACATTCCCAGTGCCTTTTGCTGATGGTATCTTGGTACTAATAATCTTTTTTACGTTTATCAATCCTGCTGCAATGGTCGCTGCTGCTGCCACAGGTCCAAAGATACCTCCTTGTGCTAATGCCTTAGATGCACCCTGGTAAGTGTTTATGATTGCTTGAGTTACCGCAATCGCCTTACCTGCTGCACTATTTTGGTCTACAAGACCGCCAATGATAGACAAGGATTGAGATGCAAGATTTAATTGAGCATCAAATTTTTCTTGCTCAAGTTTCTTTTCGTAATCCGTTAATTGCTTCTTAGCATCTGCTTGTTGTTGAGCAGTTACCAATATGGCATCAGAAACACCCTTTGCAACCACTTGCGTTTGAATAAGTGCATCCTTTCCTGCTGCGGTTATGCCTAAAACTTGAGTCTTTGTAAGATTCGCAGCAAGTTCTTTTTCTCTTCTAATTAACTCTTGACCTTCTTTAAAATCCTTTTCCCGTTGTATGTTTTCTTTTTGCTCTTGTGTTAATTCCGCTTTTTTTACTTTTTTTGATGCTTCAATTCTATCTGCATCTGCTTTTGCTATCTCTCTATTTGCTTTTTCCCTTGCTTGTTTAATGAAAGCAATTTTTTGTACTTCTGATAATTGCTCATCATTTTTAAACTCATTTTGCTTTTTTAAAAATTCAATGTTTGCTTTTATTTTACGTTGCGTGTATTCATCGTATTTATCGCCATTTAGTTCAAGAAATCTCTCGCTATTCTTAATTGCCTTATTATTATCTTCTATAAGTTTTGCAGTTGCCCTTCCTGCCTCTGTTGTTATTCCAACAAAATCGGTTACTTTATTTACAAGGTTACCTACAAAGTCGGCAAGTTTGCCAAGACCAGGGATGAAGTTAAGGACTACTTTTTTAACTGTTTCAAAGTTGGCAATCAATAAACCAAGACCAACTACTAATGCACCTATCCCAGTAGATATAATAGCACTACGAAGCGTTCCAAAGGCATTAGAAACGCCTGTCTTTACAACCGCACCTAATTGCTTGAATGAGTCTATGCTCTCGCCAACCGCCTGTAAACCCTGCGACAATGCTAAAGCAGATTGAACCTTTAACAATGTTTTCTCAACTGCTTCTGCTTGATTTCCGAACAATCCAACTGCACCTTGCAAGGCAGCGAATCCACCTGCAACACCCGACAAAGATGCCGTTAATGCTTTGAACTTTGCATCAGGATTAAATGCATCCGTTAATGCTTTCGCATCACCGATGGCATCCTTTAATTGTGCTGCCTTCTTTGCTGCATTGATTGCTTCTTTTGATGTCGCACCGAACTTTTCAGACAATGCCGTGACTTCATTCTGTGCTTCCCTAAGTTGCTTCTTTAATGAACCAACCGATTTACCTACATCACTCGCATCAACTTGGACCTTGATGCCAATTATTTCTTCTGCCATATTAAACGTATGTTAATTCAATTACCTTAAGAAGTTCCACCTTTGTCACGTTAAAGTCCATAGGGTTATAATCCAAGACTTTATTCAACCGCCAAAGTGAACCATCAATGTATATCAGTTTGCTAAAATCAAGGTTATAAATGTCCACCTCATTCAACTTTAATGAACAGGTGAGCAACTTGCTATCCTTATCGGTTATCTCTGCAATGTACTCGGACCAATACCCATTAAACAGATTCGCTGCGGTTACCGATGATGCATTATAAAATAGTTCCTTAGTTGCTCCCCAATTAATATCCGATTGTGGGTTATATGGGTCATCAAAGTGTCCTGCATATCCGTATGCGGTGTATGTATCATGACCCGATGTATGGTTAAGTTTCCAAGATGCCCTACCCGTTATCTTCTTTGCTTGAAGGATTCTAATAACGGAATCCATCTTATCTTCTTTCGTGTTCTCGTTGGATAGTTTATAAATGACAGAATAAATCTTATCGGTTCCAGTCTTTTCATAAAGTATGGTAGATGCAAAAATCAACTCGGTGCTATCAACTTCCTTAACAAACTCATTCTCACTATCATAAATCAAATCACCATATCCCTCATTGTACTTCTTTCGGTAGTTCTCCGCATAAAAGTCATTGTCTTGCTTGTACTTGTAATCGTAATAACGTGCAGTAAACTCACTCATCGGTTTCAACCTCATAACACTTCCTCGGTCCACTTTGTCGGTCCAGTCTATCTTAGTGCCATCGTAAAAGTCAATAAATGGTTTTATAATAAGTTTCTTCTCTACCAACTTGTCTTCATAAACATAGAGGTTAAACATCTTGACAATGGATGCAAAGAAATCTTTTTGGAAGATTCCCTTAGGTATTGTATCGTTTACTACAATAGTATCTCCATAACTTATATTTACTTGCTCAATTAAATCTGTTCCCACCAATATTGTATCTCCAGTTATGTCATAACCAAATCCACCTCCTGCATCCGATATAACAAAAATATCAAAGAAGTCTGTGTTTGTTACAGAAATATTGTTTACGGACAAATCGGCAGTAAATATGTAATCAAATGTGTTTGGAACATAACCTTGAGATGCAATGTTTACCCCGTTTTTTCTCAATGCAATATCAAAGAAAGTGGTATTCGGGTCAATGATTGCACCGCTAACAACCACTTGGAAATTGATTGTTGTAGTGGTTGCACTATTGTAAGTGAAAGTATTATTTGCAACATTAACAAGGAATGGTCCAAGTTGTGTTGCAGTAAATTCAACTTTTGATGCTATTGGATAGTTTGCATTGTTCGGAGTTGCGATGAATTGAGTTGTATCATTTTTTGTTAATGTCTTTTGATTGTTAGGTATTACCAACCGATTCATTAATGCCGTACTAAGTAAAGGGAAATCATAGGTGTAACCCGACCCATCAAGTATCTTAGTTAGGTATTGCTTAACAAACAAAGCAGGTCGGAAGGCATCAAAAGAAAAGTCTACTTTATTAGTTGATACTACCCCGTTATCAATGAGAGGATAGTAAACACCTGTCCCGCTAATGTTATCCCAACTATTTGCAATCGTGGTAGCGTTCCACGTTTGGTCCGCAATCCCAAAGTTAATGTCTTCTAACTTACTATTTCCAAGTGCGTTGATAAAACCACCTAACTCACCGAACACACAAACTTCATACTCAATGCTTCTATCATCAATGATGATTTCAAGCATCCTAAGTACACCCTTAAATATTTGTATCTTATCTACCAAGATAATACATGGAACCGACTTGGTTGCATTGAAGTTGTAACCCACATTTGGGATTGCTGGATTGTATAAATTGGAGTTTCCGAACTCAAATATATTACCGAATAACTTATTATTTGTTTCATTGCCAGGGAGGATTATGGTTTTACTAAATGAGGTGTTCCTTGTTGCAAAGTCTTGAATCTCATCTATTGCATAGGTAAACTCTGCGGAGATTTCCTTTGTCAAGTCAAGTCTGTAATTATCAATGTATATCTCAGTCCTCATCGGAATTGACTATATTTTTTATTGGCAATCTGCACATCAAGTTCAAGATTGAACATCTTATCTGCTATCCTCTTTTTCTCTTCCCAATTACTTGTCATAGTGACCACGGGATAATAGTACCCTCCTTGCTCAAAGTAGACCTCGGGTGATTGGATTAACTCTGCCAACCAGTTGTAATCTTTTACATTTAAGTAATTACTTCTCAGTTTATACATTGTGGTATGCTCAACCACATACTTGGTTGCACCTGGGTTGATTCTATTATAATCATCATAGGACCGCATTGCGGTAGCAGAAGCGTTGTACCTATATTTACTGCCTTCGTACTGCTTTGATTCCACGTTCCTTGCTTCTTTGTTTACCAATCTGAAGTGCATTGTATCGTAACCTCCTAACTGATTTAGGAAGTGCAATGCTATTGGTGAGTAGTTAGGATTGCAAACAAGTTTAACCCTTACCTCATCCCCGAATCCTACCCCATTGTGCAATTTAATGCCGTATGAGTATGCAGATTGTGGGATTACTGTTGAACCATACCAGTCATTGATGGCAGTTGGTGAGATATCAAGCAGACTAAATGATTCCTGTGGGTCTATTGCGGTTGTTAAAGCACTTCCGCTTGTAGTCCCGTTCTCGTTGTAAAGTTGCACCGATGGGTAGACATTTGTAGTCACACCACTTGCAAACATATAACCGATATGCAACTTATCGGTAAATGCACATTCCACATTGCTCAAATCCCTATTTGTCAACCATTCATTAATATATGACTTGAAATAGGTAGGAGATTGAGCAGGATTATAAAAGTCGGGATAATAGAAATTGAATGCTACATAGGTCTGCTCAAGGAGATTGGTGTAGGTAGTTCCTCCATACTCTTCCCCATATTTTATGGTGTATTGCTTATAAATATTATCATTTGAACCACTAAATAGGGTAGTCGCAGGATTCGGTATGAAATAAGATTGAGCATAGTTACGCATAATGTTTCCTGCGTTAAATATACCCTTCGTGCTTGTAACATCAGGGAACTGCTTAATTCTTGCTACCAAGACCGCATCTACATAAACATCAAAGACATACTTAAAATTGCTTGATGCCTTGTTTGTGCTATCCACCACGAACCAAAGGTCATCGTGAAGGGATGCGTATTGTTCGGGTATTGAATTTACTGTTATTGCCATAATTACTTGTTCTCTTCATTAATTAGCGAAGCAGCCTGTTTTATGTACAACCTCACATCTCCCCCAACTGCTTCTGCCATCTTGTTATAAAATTGGTCATTAAATACCTGAGTAATGGCATCATCAAAGAATCCAGTCCTCGGTAAACCTCTTTGCTTTATCTTCCGTGCTATTAGGTAAGCAGTGGTCCTGCCAGTGTTTAATTCGGAAACCGACTTTCTTTTCCTTTGCAGACCCGAAAGGTTATACCTTTGGTCTTCCCTTCTTGCTAACTTTGAGTTTCTTTTTACCCATTTTTGGATAGCGGTAACCATTGGTCCATTCATAGAAGGATATGCGGACCTAAACCGATAAGGACTATTCGGTGTACCTGACTTAAAACCTTTGACACCTTTATTGACAAAGTCATAGTATTTCGCTGCCTCTGAACTTTTAGGATAACCGATGTCTATAAGATAAGACCCGTTTGCCTTTATGATGTCCCCTTGCTGAATATCCCTTTCAAGTCTACCAGTATCGGTCTTATTATCATTAATCAAGTTTTTCTGTACCTGAATAATGAATCTTGCAGCATAAGCAATCATTACCTTCTCAACGAATGGTAATTCCTTTAATGAGGCATAATCTTTACGTTTTAATGCCTCCGATTCAATTATCGCATCATCTACTACTACAACCGTATCAACTTTTGCCATAACTCTTCCGTATTAATTCGTTATCATGTTCCATCTTCGCTTTAAGGTAGGCAAGGTCATTGAGGAAGTTTATGACAGGTAAGTTAAATGCTTGGTCAAGTGTGATTCCTTCAAAGTCGGCAACCAGTTTGGTTTGGTAAATCCATCCATAATGGTGCATAAAACCTGATGCACTTCTTCCGCTTTCATCTTCTCCACTCCCTGCTCCATCATCTGTTGGACCATATAACCATTTGAATTCTTTATCCAAAGTTTGAATACTTGATAAAAAAAAACCACCGAACCAAGAACGGAAACAATCGGTGCTTCAAGCATATCTTGAGCATAGTCGCTATGTTTACCTGCATCGTACTTGTCATCCTTCCACCCAAAGCATCCCCTCTTTTGAGGAATGACCATACACGCCATTATCTTGTGCAGATTACCCATTACATCGTTACTAAAGTGCTTAGATTCAATATACCTTGATGCAGGGATATTCCGCACATCATAAACGCACTTATACCTTCTGCCATTAATCTTTAGCACCTTTACCGCTTCGGGTTTAATCTCTTCATTAATAAAAGCAATGGATTCCAATAATGGTGCAAGTTCCTTAACTGGTAGTGAATCTATCTGATTCTCCGTTTGGTTGGTTAGTATTGAGGCAACCTTTACCGATATATCAAGGTCGGTAAGGTCCTTACTATTAGCATAGAGTTCATTAATCTGTTGGTATTGGAAGACTGTTACATTGGACCAATTCATAATGTTAAATAGTTTAAATGTGGTTAAGTGTATAAGGTAATCTTAATCTACTCCCGAACAAGGTTATGAGGGAAGTTGGTCAGAACAGAAGTTGCCCCCTACCCCCAATAGGAAACAACTACTGACCATCTACTCCGTCACATAGGCAATCGGGTTAGTCGGCTGAAAAGGGAAAAAGTTACATCCTTCTTTTCATTTAACAGATTTAAACTCCTTGAATTCAGAACTTTGAGAGGTAGGCAACTACTTGCAGGTCATCCAAAGTTAGGGTAAAAAAAGAACCCACACTGGTCTCAGCAGGTGGGTCTAATTTATGCGGGTTGCATGAATCAAACCCGAATATGTACTGAGACTACCTAATCGGATTGACTATGCGAAAATACTAAATATTTTAGATAACTAACTTTTTTAGCAGATTATTTTAAAAAAAGTAGTTTCCCCCCGACTTCCCCCCATTATGCAAAACTATACCTCCCACTCCCCACATTCTTCTGAAGATGTTGCCAAGCAAGGGACAGACTAACCACGCAGTCATCATGGAATCCTTGAGGTGCGGAGTACTTTACCCCGAATGAGGTGTACTGATACTCAAATATCTCAAGTTCATCCACGATAGGACCAGGTGGGAATGTAATCTTCCTTTGGTGAATAGCGGATGCAAGACCTTCCATAAGCATTTGTTTTGAGGTAGAACTAAACTTATACCCTTGCACATCAAGACCCTCCCTTTGCATATCCTCAAAGATTGGGTCACCTACCCCCGTACTATCCATCAGGATGGGTGCTTTAGGTAGATTGACAATGTACTCCTTAGTCTGCCTCCAATCCCTTTGAAAGCGTTCGTAATGGCACACAGACCCATTCTTGTCAAGTCCTATCACTACAGTCCAGTCAACCGCTTTGGCAAGGTCTATGCCGTAACAAGCAACTTGATTGGTAGACATCGGGAAGATGCATTGGCGAATGTAAGCAGACCCGAAAGGATTGGCAGCGTTCTCAGCAGGGTTTGCCATGTACTCTTGCTCAAAGACTACCTCTGGTAGTTGCATCCTTGCACTATCAACCTCTGACTTATCTATGTATGGATTGTCATAGGTGCTGAACTTAAACGATTGCCAATCTTCCTCCCCTCCGTTTCCTTTCATAAACAAAGAGTAAAAGTAGTTCTTACCCTTTGGAGTTGAGAGGAATAATGCCTTCCCTTTGTAATCCGTTAAGGTAGGTCTAATACTATTTAACCAACCCCCCTCAAGGTCAGGGATAAAACTTGCTTCATCTACCACAACCAGGTGAAACTTCCTACCTCGCAGGTTATCTAACCTCTCCCCTGTAAAGAACTGAACCGAACCTCCATTAGGGAACTCAATAGTCAAATCGGACCGATTAGAGGCGAAAGGAACTGCTTTAGCAAGTTTATCAAAGAAAGTCTTGGCAAGGTTATAAGTCGGGGTAATATAGGCAACAGTTTGCCCTACAATGGCATTCTTGATAATCTCTACCTGTGAGAGTTCAGACTTGCCGAACCTCCTACCACACATGACCACCCTGAACCTTGCAGGGGATTCAATTATTGTTTCCTGGTTCTTATGTGCTTCGGGAAGTTCAATTATCATAGAATCGTTTTACCCTTAGTGAACACCACCTCAATCTTCCCATCATTGGTAATGTGTGCCGTTTCCTTCGGTTTGCCGTACACCCTGGTAAGTAAGGTATCTATTGAATAAAGACTTCCCTTCTCAAGTGACTTCCTCAATGCCCCTGCAATGGTCTTCTCCAATACAGTTGCTTTCGGGTTATCCCATACCGATTTAAGTTCCTGCATATCCATTGACATAATTGCTTGGATGCAATCGTTTACCTCTGCTAACTTATACCCCTGCTCTTTCAGAAGTGATACATACTTCCTCGGTCTTCCGTTTGGGTTCCCTGACACTCCCTTATCCCAATTCTGTATTTCGCCTCCGTGTTGTTGCTTGATTCGCTTTGCCATTGTTAGTCCATTGTTTTAGTATACTTCTCCCCGTTCCTCTTCACCTCCAAAGTCGGGTCAAGTTTCATCATCCTATCCACTATAACCTGACAATATTTAGGGTCAAGTTCCATCCCATAGCACTTGCGTTTGAGTTGGTGTGACGCAACCATTGTTGTTCCTGTTCCGCAGAATTGGTCCAATATAATATTATTTTCATTTGTAAATTGTAATACCCATTCAGGCAAATCTATTGGGAATGTTGCAGCGTGAACGTGTGAAAATTGATTATTCCTATTTGGTTTACCTCTGTAAATATTTGGAACAGTTCCTCTAAAATTTGCATTTGGTATTGCCCTTGATGCTTTTTCTTTAGATGAAATAAAAAACATATATTCCCAAGCGGATGTCATTACATTTTCTGCCATTGCAGGTGCCCCGTGTCCCTTATCCCATATTGCTACATCAATAAATTGATTCTTATATTCATTAAGATACTCAATTAATGCAATTTTATTACCTGCTAAACTTTGAATATTGCATATCAAATATTCGCTAAACAATAAAGCATTATTTGTAAATCCTATCAATAAATCTAAATAAGCATCTTTTGTTTGATTATCGTTGTACTCATTATATTTATTGTCAGTTGTGTGAGTATTACCACTCAATGCCTCACTTTTACCTGCATTATATGGTGGACTTGTAAATGCCATATCTGCCTTCTCTCCGTTCATCAACTTTGCAACTTGGTCGCTATCTGTTGAATCGCCACAAAGTAAACGATGCTCACCTATCTCAAACAAATCCCCAAGAACGATATCTGTATCAATTCCACCATCAGGTACTTCAAACTCATCTTCTTCTGCTTCAAGGACTTCAGATTTAAAGTCGGGTATATCCAACCCCCAATCTGTCAACTGTTCAGCATCCCAATTATTCGCAAGGTCTTCCCAATCCCATTCTCCAAACCCGACATTATCCTTGATAATAAACTGCTTCTGTTGGTCCTCTGTCAGGTCCTCTGCTTTGATTATTGCTACCTCTTTAAGTCCTGCTTCCTTACACGCTCTAAGTCGCATATTGCCACCGAGTACAACCATATCGGCATTGACCACGATTGGTCGGATGTTAAGCATCTCTGGGAACTCCTTGATTGACTTGACTAACTTTTGGAACTTATCATCCTTTATAATTCTTGGATTGTTCGGGTTAGACTTTACTTCGCTGATTTTAACTGTGATTGGATTCATTATTTTAGTTTAGTTAATACTCTGTTATGTACCAGGTTAAGTTCATGCTTCCATTGTTCCGTTTGTCCTTCTCTTGGGAGGAATTGGTCCACTGCGTTTGATACCGATTGAATCCCTGCGAAGTAACCAAATGGCATTGGGATTGCGTTATTGCAGTCATCAATGACAAGTGTACCACCTACCTTTAGAATAGGCAAGTAGTTCTTGAGGTCTGCCATTACAACCTCATAGGTATGCCCTCCATCAATGTAAAGTACATCAGGAGGATTCTGAGAGGCAAGATTCACCGCAACGGGATTAGTTGAATCCAATGTGATTATTTCATAATCATTGGCAATCTTAAAGGTGTCATGTAGTTTCTTAATGTCTGCTTCGTAGTCAGATTCCCAATGACCATCCGATGTGTCAAGAGGTGTTATCCCTATTCGCCTAACCTTCTTTCCGTGTCTATCCGCTAATATCCGTATCAATCCGAGAATCTGACCTCTAAAGACTCCAATCTCCATAAAGGTGAACTCTTGAGGCATCTTTTGAACTATCTCATTCCACATCCAAATAAAGCATCTTTCCCCGAATCCGAATGCATTTGCTTCAATCCAGTCCCTATACTCTTTAAGTTCTTGGTCTGCGTTGACCTTGTCTGTGTATTCTTTTACTATCCATTCCATCATATTGCTTCTATTTCTTTTTTAACTTCTTGCCAAAATTCGGTACCTATATCTGCTCCCATATAACTTAAAACTTCATCGCAGCAAACCAATGCACATTCTTTTGCGACATTCTTGCTTACAACTTTTGACATATACTTTAATACCAAGTATGCTGCTTTTTCTTTTGGTGTCATAATAGATAAAATTTGCTCATGTCAGTCTTGCCATTCCCGTGAATGAACATAGGGAAGGTATGTGTTTTATTGTTGTACAATCTATTGTAAGTTAGGGTAAAGTCACCTTCTACCTCAAACGCAACCGATTGAAAGATATTACAATAGTCAAGTCCTATGGTAGACCTCATATTTAGGAATCTGTCGGTATACCATCTTTGGTCATCATCCTCAAACCTCGGAGGATTACTATTGTAAACACTAATGAAGTGTTCCTTATTGCCGTATATCTGTCCGCTATTTAGAAACTTCCATTCGTGATTTACTACTGGAAACATTCCCATCTTATGCGTGTCGGGATAGCATCCTTTTTCGCTTGATATTATAATTGGGTAAACTTTCTTTTTAAACTTAAACTCATGGGGACTTGCTATGCAATAATTATCGTAGGCATCCAAGTAAATGAATTCATCTATATCGGTTGAGCATAGGTACTCGTAAAGTCCGATTATCTTTGTGCCAAACCCTTTCCACTCCCTTACGATTGGATGATAGGACCATCCGTGTTGTTTAAGGGATTCCTCAAACTTTAACCAACCTGCGTGATTCGGATTGTCAAGTGAAACTATTACTTTCATTGGAAAGGATTGTAGTATATTGGTCTTGTTCCGTGATAGTATTCATGGGTCATCTTAATTACCTGTTGGGTTACCTCTGCACTATGCTTCTCCTTCCACGTTTGGTATTCCGTTTCTCCCTTGTCTATGTGTTCAATTTCAATATGAGGCAAGAACACATTCCACATCCCTGCAACTGTTGACCTATGAGATGCAAGGACATCATCATATCCGTAGAGGTTAGGTTGGCAAAGGTAACCTATTTTGTCAAGCAAAGCGGAGGAGTACATCTGACAAGTACCTATTATGTGATGGCACTTCTCAACTATTATCCATCTCTGACCTGCGAAGTGTGGTAGCATAATTAATTCACTTCTCCAATCAGGTAGTGCGTGATTCGGTTCTTCCCAACAATCTTTCCGCTTCAGTCCTACAATACCTATCTTAGGTTCACGTTCAATTGCCTCCACCATATCTTTCACCCAATCATAATTGTCTATGATTACATCATTGTCCATCTTGATGCAGTGCTGACCTGGTTTACGATTCTTCCAAGCAAGATTAATCGCTTCTGCCGTTCCAATGTTTTCTTCATTGGTTATTACATTTACAAAACCATCTGCTGCATATTCTTTTATAATATCCTTTGTTGCCTGGCAAGAGTTATTATCTATAATCCAAAACTCATGGTCATAAAAGATATGCTGAAAATGTAATTCATTTAGGACCTTTTCAGTTAGTTCTGACCTTTTATTCTCTTCAGTGTCATGCACTGCCATTGCGATAAGTACCTTATCCATTAGTCTACAAGTTTATCTATGTTAATACTCTTTTCATCTAACATCTCCCATAACTTATGGTAAGCAGAATTAACTGCATCATCTATATCAAGTTCATCTTTTAATGCTTTCTCAGTTACTTCTTCTCTTGTGTTATTCATAAAGTTCCATAAGACCATGCATATATCAGATGATTGAATACATCTTAAATGTGCAATGCCATCATCGTAATCGTCAAGGTCAAAGGTTAATGTTGCTTTCATAATGCGTTAAATATTTGTGTTCTTAATTTATTTACCTTGACTAAGTTAAAGTTCTCTCTACACCATTCCCCATTTGCAATCCCCATCTCCTTTCTATAAATAGCATCTTTGACAACTTTTTTAATATTTATGAACCAATCTGATTGATTGTTTACAGGGATGATATATTTACATTGGGAATAAGGTTTAACATTGGAACAGATTACAGGTGCATTCTTAGTTGCTGCCTCCAAGACCTTTAGGTTAGATTTCATTGAGTTAAACTTGGAATCTACTAAAGGGACAAGACAAGCATCTGCCTCATTGTAAAAGTTCATGTATTGGTCCACTGGTAACGCACCCCGTATGTACCCATCAACCTTGAACCCACACATATAATCATTAATCATTCTGCCCCATGCTTCTGATACGTTCTTATCTTCCGAATATCCGCAAAGGATAAAGTTTGAGTTATTCTTTACCATAGAATCCCCTGCAACTCTTTTCATTGGATTCTTTAGGATTGCAATGTCCTTCTCGTGTGTTACCGAACCTGCATAAACAAAGCGGACCTTTTCTGATTCGGTCTTTACATCTGTGAACTGGTCCTCTCCATAAGGTAATGCGTTTGGTATAACTATCCATTTATTGTTTAGTTCATCAATTTGAACCGCTAAATCATTGTTAGAACATATTACCAAGTCTGCCACCTTGATATGGTCAATGACCTTTTGAGTAGGATATTTGCCGTAAAGGATATGCCATGCATCTAAGTTCCAATAATCATCCACATCAACTACCAACTTGAATCCGTACTTCTCCCTTAATCTTACAACCTCATCAACCTCCATCCCTGCTATGTAACGATTGATAAAAAGTATGTCATACCCTTTTTCAAGTTCTTCCTCGGTTAGTACATCAGTCATCATTGCGTAATCCTTTGGCAAGTATATTAAAGGATTGAACAACCGATGGAATGAAACCCCCGAGTTTCTTTGACCAACTGTTATGATTCTCATTGCTTGTTTTTAAATGGTCTGCCTTTCTTTTTCGGTACTTGTACAAATTCTTGTACAACTTCTGCATCAAGCAACTTGGATGCTTGGTAAATATCCCAATAGTTACTCAATCTCTTCATCATGTCTGCTACGCAGTTCGCACACCAACTTGTCAGGATAAAACCACCATCAAGGTATCTGCGATAAATCTGCTCATATCCTACCAAGATGTGCAAGGGAAGGTTCTTCATAAACCCAATCTTTACACATTCAAAGTTGTAGATATTGTCACGAATAAACTTTTCATCTTCCTGTGTCATTTGTTATAGGTTTCGTTGTAGTAATTAAAAAATGTTTGTGAATCTTCAGATTGTTCAGCAGCAATCCAACAATCTTCTAAACGCTCTATCTCCATTGATTTTGCTTGTTCTTCTAATTCATGTAATGGAGTAAAACCATACAGGTGCTGATTCTTTATTCTATCCATCAACCATTCAACTGCCGTTTGTTGTGCCATAGTTTATTTTTTAAAATATTTATTTTTAAATTGTTCATCAGTAATTATTCCGCTATAATCAGCAAACTCAGATTTGCATTCGGGGCATTCTAAAAATTCAGGCATTTTATATTCTTTATTTTCTGTCAATTGTATGTACTCAACTTCAACTACCGCAGTCCATTTGTAACTGCAATTCTGACAAAAAGCATGACTGATTAAATAATTGATTCCTGATTCCATTGTGATTAATTTATTAATGACTAATGTCTTTGAATATCATTTTTTAAAGAATATGTTATTCATAAGGTTTCTAAATAGTGGAGCAGATACCCCTGCGACAAATGCCACTAAAACGCAATTAAGGACCACTACTGGCAATAAATACAAAGCGATGGCAATATATACGGAAAGGCACATATTGCAGTTAAATGGTTTATAATTGACCTTTAACTTCTCGGGAAGTCTTGCCATATCAATAATGTAAAAAACAAAGAAAAGCGTTGCGATAACAATTTTAAGGAGTAACATGGTTTTTGATTTTATATTTAAGTAATGTCTTTGTCTTCTTAATGGTCTTCATAAGGGAACGATAAGGGATGCCAGTATCCCTTGAAAGACTCATTATGTTATGCCCATTCTCGGAATATAGTCTAAGGATTTCAAGTTCATACCAATGGAGAATCTTTAAAGAATTATTCAGTTTTACAGTTATCTCATCGGTTTGTATGGTATCACTTACATCGGGTGCATCGTGTTTCTCGGTCCATTCCGTAAACACCCTGCGGAACTTATTAAAGAAAGTTGACCTATCGGATTTAATCATTGAAAGCATTGTGCGGACCAAGTAGAACTTTAGGAATCCACCCGTATGCATTGACATAAACTTTATGTCATCCATTTCGCAAAGTACCATAAACATCTCTTGCCTCAAGTCATCCTGCAACTCAAAAGGTTGCATCTTCTTGATGGCATTGTCTATATCCTTGTCCGTGTATAGACCTGCTATGATATCGTTCTTTGTCAGACCCATATGTTAAGTTCAGGGATGCCCTTGTTATCAGTTGCAAGGTAACACAATGCTCCTGCATTTTTTGCTCTATTGAGAAAAACTATCTGATAGTCGCTAAGTTTATCCTTAATAGTTTTAACCTCGCAATAAACCGCCTTGCCTGTAGTCTTGCAGAATCCTGTTATATCTGCTACACCTCTCTCCCCAATGAACTTCCTGCCAGGTACAGACAAGTTGTTATTACGCCAAACATAGTAACCTTTGGATTCCAACTTCATTAATGCAAACTTTGTTATTAATCCGACTGAGAGGTCCATATTGATTACTTATTTAATATGGTTTTATAAATATGTTCTGCAATTTCTTTCATCATCAATGGAGGAACTGCTCTCCCTATTCTTTCCCACTGCTTACTGTATGAACCAGTCAACTTGTAGTCTGTCGGAAAAGAACTTAATATTTTTAACTCATCAATACTCAATTTGTTTTCTTCTTTATTGGTTCTTATTACTTTATATCTTCTTGTCGCACCAAGTCCATCTGCCGTAATTGTAAAGCAAACGCTATTTTTATCTGCTCTTCTTGGTGTTGATTCTCCAAATGCTTTTCGTTTCATTTCTATATATTCAACATCATTCAATGCCTCTTCTATTGTTACAATCTCAGGAAATACCTTTGGAAATGTAATGACATTTTTTATATCATTTCGCACTCCGATAAATATTGTTCTATCCCTATTTTGTGGAACTCCATAGTTCTTGGCATTTAATACTTTAAACCTGACAGAATAACCGCACTTTGTCAATGTGTGATATATCGTATTTTCTTCTTCACCAAATATATTGTATTGCTGATTCCCTAATAATTTTGATGATACACCTGATACTAAACCTGCAACATTTTCACATACAAAAACCTTGGGTTGTATCTCATTTAATATTCTTGCAAATTCAAAAAATAAGTCATCTGTTCTTTGTTCTGTATCTGAGTATTTTTTAACCTCACCCCATAGTTTCTCTTTTGCTCCTGCAATGGAAAAACTTGCACAAGGTGGTGAACCATCAAGAATATCCAATTCTCCTTTTTTTATTTGTAGTTTGTCTAATATTATTTTACCAGTTAGTTCTCTGATATCTTGTTTAAATATATGTGTATCAGGATAATTTTGTTGATATGTTTCTTGTGCTGATTCAATGAATTCATTTATTGCCAAAACATTTCCACCCGCTAAACGATAACCAGTTGATGAACCACCACCACCTGCAAACAAAGAAACTACATTAAAAAGATTTTGCTTTGACTGACTATTTACATAGTCCATATTATATAAGAAAGATTTCATTATCCTCTGTTAATTAGTTTAGTGAAATAATCTGCTACCGCCATCCGATAGCATTGATGCTCCATGTAGTCATCATCCTTCATCTTGTTTCTTATGTCTATCTTGTCCTGCCTTGACCCCTCAAATAATTTCTCATTCATTGCCTTTAGAACCTTATCATAGGTATCATCAACTTCTACAATTATTTTGCCTTGCTTATGCAGGATATGGAACACATCCACCCCGAACACGATGCTATCCCAAATGCGAAATTTTTTATAACAATCAAACGCAGTTTCTATCTTTTCGTCATCGGTAACAAATCTTGGATTCCAACTGCTTTCTTGAACTGGTTTAATCTCATTAAGTTTCTGCATCCCATACCTTGCAAATGCTCTAAGTAACCTATGCAGATATAATACTGAAAAGTTCTGATAGGTTTCTGCTTCCATATCAAGTTTCCCCTTACTTGCTAAATCAAAAGCAAGGGATAACTCACCGAACTTTATGTTAGGGTATTCCTCAACGATTGACTTATACATTACAGATAATTCCTCTTTATTGGGTATCTTATCCCCTTTGATGCCAAGTTTATGCATTCCCCTTATAAGTTCATCAACTACAAGTGCAATGCTTACAGTGTTTAACTTTTCAGATGCTCTTGCAAGTTTAAAACGTTCCAGGTCCAGTTGCTCTGAGTCTGTCAATCTCGGAGAAGTAGTCATGGATTTCGTTTCGTTTCTCATTATAGATGTCAAAGTTTGACTTAGTGCTTGTTCCATTTTGTTTATAGTTTTTTGAGTTTTTAATCCAGTTCCTTGATGCTGCTTGCCAATCTTTCATTGGGTTCTTTCCTACCTTCCATCCATTGCTCTCATAGTAGTTAAAGAATCCTTCTGCTTCGGTTAGGTTACCTACTTGTTCAAAATAGTTCTGAACTACAAATAATTCAGGACGTATAAAACCTACTTTACTTTCTTTTACTTTAGTTTCCTTTACTTTACTTTCCTTTATTTGCATTGCATCGGCATTGCATTTGCTATGCATTTGCATTCCATTTGCATCTGCTTCTACCTTATCCCACCTTTTTTGTGCTGCAACTCTTGCTCTTTGTGTCTTTTCAATGTAAGGTTGAAGGTAGTAAATCTGCTTGATGCTAAAAAACATCTCATCTGAATCTACCTCAAAAAGTCCATAGTTGCAAATGACTACACGAACTTTTTGCTCACTTGTAACAAATTGGTGAGCAAGGATATCTATATCCTTTGTTGGATATTTGAAGTCATTTTGTTCTCTAAGGACTTCCAGTAACATAAAATAGATAGCATAACCTTCAAGACCTAATTCTAACCGCAATCTCATTATCTTATTATCATTCCTTGAGTTTGCAAAATGCGGAAAATAAAACGCATCTTTCTTCATACTAAAAAAAATACCTTAAAAAGATTCGGGTGGAACAGGTCTGCTCTTGCAAACCTCCGAATCTCTCTAAGGCATTAATAATTTTTAAATGCTCTTGATGTTCCACTATCAAGTAGTCCAAATATAACTTTTTACTTAACATCTTGCAATTTTTTCTTTATACGGACCGCATAGGTTTTGCCATCATTTCTGCTTATAACCTTGCGACCTATCTGCCTCATTTCGCTAATCTTATTGGGAGGATATCCCATAAAGTTACAAACGCATTTACCTGACCGATAGGCGACCGCATTTGCCCTGCGTTCTTCAATGTCCTCAATAGATAAATCATAAACAAGATACTCAACTGCGTTCTCAAGATGATAGGTTATGTCCCTCAAAACTTTTGTTTTATAAGTAAAATAATGGTTGCACCCATATAAAAACAGACCGCCAATGGTAAAGAGATAAGGATAAAGTAAATAATTTGCACTACCCTCATAGGTCCATTTTTAATCGGTCCTGTGGTATTCCGTAAGTTGGTCCATGTCCCAAGTCAACAAGGTTGCCATCATTAAATAAGTCATTACCTGGGAAGAATCCCTTGAACTCATAAGTAGGAAACTCTCCCACCATCAAAGCATAATAGTCGGGTATTGACCTTGATTTCCAAACGCCTACTAAAAGCATTCCGTTTGTCTTCTTAGTTGTTTTGACATCAATATATCCGTGTCCGTTAATATAGCAGTCAAAAGGGATAGGATGGTCAATTGTCATGTCGGGATAAATGTTTTTTAGTTTGCAAAACGCAAACTCCCCACCCGTGCCTTCAAGGTTAATGAGAAGGTCATCACCTCCCCCCATCTTGTAGGACTTGCTTCCTCTATCTATATTGTTATTGTGCCTTGCCAGTGAGATGCCTCTGACTATTTCCTGCTCGTAGTTGTCTAATGTGATTTGCATAACGATTGGTTTAAGTATGGGTGAGGTCATTACAACCCCACCCTTGTGATTAATTCAGAATGGCAAGTCTTGAGGTTCTTCTTGCTTTGAAGGTCCACCTGCTACCATAAATTTAGCATTCCCGATGATTGTACCTTTCTTGCCTTGCTCCCTTTCTTCTTTGGTGATGGATTCTACTATAAATCCGTTATTCCCATACTGGTCCACCTCTTCCTTGAGGAACAATGTTGCGGACAAATATTGTCCTTTTTTACCCTTGTAGAGTCTTTTAGAGTCAATTTTACTTACGTCAATGTTTAAACTAATTAACTTTTGCATATTTGTTTTTATTTTGAAAGTTGAATTTTGAAGGTTGAAGTTACTGACTTAATTGGTAGGTCTCCCTTGTGGTATTCTTTTTCTACATCCTCAATCTCCTTCTGTTGTAACCTTAAAGCAATTATCTGCTCTTCAAGTTCGTACCAACCAGGTAGGTCTGAGAAATCATACTTTACCGAATCCATTTGCGAAACTGATGCACCAAGTACCTCTGCCTTACCTTTAGGATGCTTCATAAGTTCTGTAAGAACATTCTCGGTTATTCGGGATTTGACCGATTTAACCAGTTGTTCTAAACTATTGAACTTGATTGCAACCTCTAAAGGGTCAAGCAGTCCTTCATTAACCTGCTCTTGGATGGCATCTGCCATTAACTCAATCCCAAATTTGGTGGGAGCAATATCCCCCACCTTTATTTCATTAACCTTTAAGTAACTCATTTTTTCTTGCTTTTAGTTGGTCCTTGATAAATGTGTTGGTTTCAATCTTATGCTTGTTGGCATCGTAGACCGCCTTGAGTTCTACAATGTTACTCGCCTTCTTAATTGCTATGGCAAGTCTTCCAATGGTCAACTCGGGGTCTTCTTCAATAACCTCTACCGATTCAACCTCCATTTGAGGCAATGCTTCTACCATTGTTTGCAATGCCCCTACGGATGCATTAGGAATGGTTTCTGCCTCTGATTCATCAAGAACACCCAATCCCAAGAGGTCTAAGGTTGCCCTCCGTTTTGCCTTTGTTTCTGCCTTCATAATGGCATTAGCGTATGCCTCACCTTTAAGTCCTGCGATGTTTACTGCACCGATTGATTCGGTACACCTCCCATCGGGAAGGGATGCTTTAGATGTTACAATGTAAACCCCTGCATCTGCGTTAGTATCTCTGCTTGTAATGGTGTGAGAAACTTTGTGCAGTTTGTTAAGTTGCTGAGTACCTGACCTTGTGCAGTAGAGGACTTCCTTTCCGTTAAGTCTAAGGATGTCAAATGGTTTAGTGAATGGGTCAAGTCCCATACGTTCACAATACCCGTTATAATACCTTACTTTGTCGTTTGCCGACAGTTTGGATAAGTCCCCCTGTAATATCAACTGGTTCGCAATAGAGACTGACTGGTCTTGATTCTTGTTCTGTGTCATTTTGTGATTTTGTGTGATAAGGAAAAGGTTTTTCTATTCTGAAAGGTGATGAGTTTTCCATCGTTGATTTATGGGTAATGTAGATTTCCCAATCTCTTATGGACTTTAACCCGTAAAAATAATACCATTGATGCCGTTGGCGTTCTATTGATTCGTGGCATCTCAAAGGGAATGAAGTTGCTCGGACTTCGCCACGGACCTCAAGGGTCATTTCTATGCGGTCATAGTACATAGTCGGAATAGTATTCGTGGTCATAATTACTATCCATCTTAAAGGTAAAAGCATCCATACACTTCTGCTCAACTAATTCATAGAATGCTGAATGGAACTGAGGCAAGATGTTGATGCAGTGATACCCTGGGATAATGATTTCCCTAACTTGAACATCAACGTAATCAACTCCATCGTTGATGGTAGCGGTTACCATAATCATAATGTCTGCGATGCTGACCTTTAACCATTCCGCAGGTATGCGGACATTTGTTGTGATTTGTTTTTTCATTGTTGTGATTTGATTTGATTTAAAATTAAGATATTTCTTCCAATACTTGAAATAATTTTTGCATTGTTTTTAAATAAACTTTGCCAGTCTTTTCTGCTCGGTTAACTGTCGCAAGTGAGATTCCCGATAGTTCTGCCAACTTTACCTGCGTTACTTCTTTTGCTCTTCTCGTTTTTCTAAGTTCTTCCTTTGTCATTTTATTGTTTTGATTGTTAAAAAATTCGGTACAAATCCGAGTAAATATCTTTTTTATTGCTCTTGATTTCCTTCTCACACGCTTTGCATCTGTGTGCGTGTTTATCCTTCGTTCCCATGTTTTTATTGAATTGCTCTAAAGGTTTCTCCTTTTTACAATATGTGCAGGTTTTCATATTTCGTTGGTTTCAGGTAAAATAATAGACTTAACGTATCCCATCAATCGGAACTGCTCAATAGTTTCTTGAAGGTGCTGAAGTGCTTCTCCGCTATAAATCATTGAATCAATTAACTCGCCAATGAGTTTGTGGCGTTCGTAAGTGTTTAGGTCGCCCCATTTAGGCAGTGGCATTTCGGACATAGTGATTGTGTTTTTATTGTGATTGTGTAAAGTGATTTGCAAATTCTGCATTTTACCCATATTGCTTGCAGTGTTTTCTTAGTGTTCATTATCTGCAAAATTGGTCTTGAATCTGACCGACTACCCAAAGCATTGCGATGATTGTTGCCCAAGTGATGATAGTTTTTGGTTTCATTGTTTTTGGTTTTAATTGTGAAAAAAAGGGAGAGTTACCTCCCTTAAAATACTGGTGTAAGTTCTAACTTTTTTGCCATCATCTCATCTTGCTTCCTTGTCATATACGTTCCATCAAGAACATACAGAACATACTCAACTCTTTTGTATCTCCATAATTGAAATTTTCCACCATGAGATACCTGAAGAAGTTTGCCTTTTGTGATTTCTACTTGTTGCATTGTTTTTGGTTTTGAAGTGATTAATTAAATATTTCTACTTGAGAAGGTAAGAAAGTTAATGTGATAAAATCATCCAAAAATGGGACAGATATATAATAAAAACCATCCTCAACTTTAAGGACCTTATGCATTGTTCCTTCAAGATTCAGTAAATTAATTTTAATAATTGCTTTCATAAATGTGCTTTTTTAGTGTGATTGTTTAGTGAAGGTAATTCTTTTTTTAATACAAAGAACACTTTTTTAATCTTTTTTAAAATATTTTTTTGCGATTACCCATAAAAAGAACCCCCGATATAGAAATATCAGGGGAGAATCACATTAAAAACACAATGAAACACAGTCAAATGTCATTAGTAAATAGCATTCCGTGCATGGATTTTACTGAATGTTCAAGCATTTCTAAACAAAGTTTCTTTAATTCTTGCATCTTTTCAACCTCTTCACGGGTCATTGGATTAGCGGTTTCAAGCATTGTCAGGACCTCAACCGAGCAAGATATATACTCGGGAAAGGAATGTCCTATCTCTTCCTCAATATATTCAACCTCTTCTTCTTCTCCTAAAATGAGGTCCTCTTCCATACTAAAGAACTTTGCCTTTATGTATATTCTTATTTCTTACCTCAAAGTTTTGTCCATCAATTTCTACAATAGCAAACCCGTGATTCCATTTGTTGATGGGCAGGTATGCTGGATGTAATTCACATAGGCAACCAAGTGACCAGGTAGTAGTTATTTCCCCGTTCATGTTGCTCTCAGAATGAGAACTGCTCTGATGGTTATGCCCTTGCATAGCACTTACCTTACCCTTCAAGAATAGACCCCTTGCAATGTTTACAGGACTAAATACAGAACCCCCAAACTCGTGTCCGTGTAAAATATTCAAGTCACCTGCTTTCATTATCCTCTTGTCTTTAATTATCTCTATACCTTCTGCCCTTGATTTAATTATGTTCTCAAGTTCAAACTCCTCAACTCCAACAATCTCATGTGCTTTCATCCAAAGGAAATGGAAGTACCTTTCCTCATGGTTGCCAATTTTGAAATATATCTTGGCATCAAATGTCTTTTTAACGATATCCATAAACTCCTTAAAAGTCTTTAACTCATGTGCAAATGACCTCGCCTTTGGGTCTTTAGCAAACCTACTCAATCCAAAGAAATCAAGGATATCACCATTCAAAAGAATGGCATCGGGTTTCTCATCTTTAGCGTAATCAAAAGCACAGGTTAATGCATCTATGCTATGATATGGAATGTGGATGTCAGATAATACCAGTAACCTCTTTGCATCAAGTTGATAAGGTTCATAAATTGCTTCATCGGACTGTGGAAGGTTATAAGGATTCTTAGGTCTATCTTCAACCTCTTTTCTTATTGCCACCCTTGCCCCACCCTTACCTTCAATGCTTCTCAAGGCAGTACGCACTGAATCAAGTGACGCAAAAAGTAAAGGATTATCTTGGTAAATAATCCTTGCAAGTTTTAAGGTCGGCATATCCCATCCGAACCTTTCCCGATAATCAACGCACATTTGTACTTTTGTCATTTGTAATAAAGATTAGATTCTGCTTCCCTTCTACGAGTAAGACCTGCAAGAACCTTGCCACCTGCCTTGTTCCACTTCAAGAACTCTGCCCTAATGGTAGGGTCATTATGATTGGCATTAACTTTTTTTAGTAGTGTTGACTTTTGCAAGTTGACTACACCACAATTATATGCAAAAGAAACTAAACTGGCGAATTCATTATCAGTTACGTTTGACGTTACTAATTTTGCAACCTTACCTGCAAAGTCTGAAGCAATCAGTTCAAAGAGTTGCTCTGCTTTATCTTGTGTAATAACGTGACCTGGCATAACTGGTTTGCCATCCTCATAGAAGGTATTGCCATAACCGATAGTCCACTTCATTGCAGAGCATTGGTATGCTTTAAGTTTGCACCCCTCAAAAGATTTAATCAGGTCTGCACCTGCTTTGTTTAGTTTCATAATATTCTATCTTTTAGGTATCTAATTAATAACCAAACTACAATCAATGCAAATATCCATAACTGCCTTCTTTTTGCCTTTCCTTCCCAAGTTATTACCTCATTGCTTAAACGTGCTGAATCGGTCTGTAATAACCTTACACGAGCATTGTCAACAATGTATGATTTCAAGGTATCACGAATGGTCAGGGTCTTGGTAATTGTCTTTGTTTTCCACTTGGTGAAATAAGTAGTATCGTTAAACGTAACTACCTCCAAGTCTTTTTGTATCTCAATCAAGGTATCAACATCAATAATTGTATCTGTCTTGGTGATGAATGTAGTATCATTCGCACACCATCCCCCCTTGACCACAACCTTTGCGACTTCTTCAAGCATTTCTTGATTGCGAAGAACCTGCTTAACTGGATTGCAAGATGTTACCCAAAGCAATAAAAAAAGCAATCCAATTGCAATTAACAACAACCTTGGTGCATTAATCTTTGTTCTCATCTTTCTTAAATATTTTCTCAGCACTTGTTAAACCAAGGCAACCAAACGCAAGAGCAGACACACTATAAACCAATGCCTCTGATGGTTCAGTTTCATGGAAAGAGTTATGATACATTGTTACGCAGATGATGATTACGCAGATAAAACCGCATAACCTTTTCATTGATAGTCTGCCGTTTTCTTCACAAAAGAATTGCTTCATTGTTGTTCTGTTGAATCTATTGATGTAATGGAATCAGTAGAAGTTTTTTTCCTACCCCAAAAATTAGTCTTTTCCTTAATGATGATGGTATCTCTAATTGTAATGGTCTTGACTATTTTTGCATCCTCTTTGAGTTTAGCATTTTGCATCTTGATGCTTTGCACATTGGTCAACACTTGCTTCTCTGCTTTCTCAATCTGCTTGTCAACTTTTGGGAGGAACTTTACAATAGTGTCAATATGTTCCCTTGATTGCATAATGATAGTGTCAACCCCATCAAAAAGAACTTTCTCCTCTTTGACAGGGTTGGCACATGATGAGATAAATAGTAATACAATTAATCGTTTCATTTGATTTTACCAAGTTCTTGAAGGACTAAGATTTTAGATGTTGTAGCCGAGAGCAATGAATCAGACCTCTTGAGTTGAATCCCAAGAGCATCAATTTTTGCTTCTAACTTTTCTATCTTGCTTCCCTGCCTTTCAATCTGCTCGGTGTATTGCATCTTTTGGTCTACATACAAGTAACCAATTGCAATAAGTGTAATGAACAGAAAACCTTTTACGGGGTCTTTGCTGAACTGCTCAAATGAAATCGGTAATGCACTAATTTTTTTATCCATTTTCGTTTTTCTCTTTTTGGAGTTCTTCTGCAATCTTTTGGTTTACCTCTTGGAGTTGCTTTTGAATGTACTCTAAGTTAGCGAGCAGGTCATAGGCAGCAGCCTTCATTTCTACAAGTGTCATAGTATTTATTTTAAGGTAAAATTACTAAATTAAGTTTATCTGCACTCCACTGATAAATCCAAGCGTTAATCGCCATTGCGGGTTGATCTCCCCATGCAATGTAATCCGCACCATCAATGGTGAGATTACCTTGAGCAACTTGCTCACCTTGTGATTCAACACCTTCAGCATCTACCACTTTAGTGAACAACTGCCAATAATTGGTAGCACTTGATTCGTAGTTGTCATTGATGCAAGTCACTTGAAAATACTCTGCTGATTTGCTTTCGCCATTTACCCATACATTGATAGGTTCAATTTTCTTTGCCATTTTATATTTGTTTAAATTTTAGAATAAATCATTCCAAGTGCTACCATTATAGCAGCAAAGTTTATTAGTGTCTGTGTCGTATACAATAAGACCCGCAGCAGGTGTACCGATTGCGTTCTTTTGTGTAGTAGTCATCCGAGGTGGGAGGAATCCTTGTGTAGTTGATGATATAGTTACTTTTGAAGATGCAATATCAGTCGTAGTTCCCACAAGGAGGTTGCCACCTGAGGTGATGGTCATTCTTCTATTATTTCCACCAGCAGCAAAAATTAAATCTGCTTCTGCTC